CCAATGTTATCTAAAACATTTTCAGCCCTTCCTACAGTTAAATCAACCTCCCTTATCAGTACTCCAGGAGATAATTGGGGAGTAGCCATGTTTTCTTTCTCCGAATTTATCAATTAATCTTCAAATATTTATTAAAAGGCGAATTTACAAAACCCTAAAAATGCTATGAACGATGCATGAACACTATGACAAATATTCCCACATATATGATTTATCACCATACTCGTCTGCTTTGAACCATCTATCCCCCTCATCATCAACAAAATTATCTTCACCCATTCCATCATCCATAAAACCAAATGGAGCCATGTCTTGTTCTATTGCATTCTTCTGTTCTTCATATAATCTTTTTCTTACATCTTGATCAGTAAGTTCCTTAAAATAATCTGTTTGCACTAACCATGCATATATTACCAAGCACATTGCAAGGTCATCATTACAACCCTCCTCTGCCATAAATGAATTACTCTTTGAGATAAAGGTAGTTAACTCACTCATTATCTCATAATCACAAGAAAGTAATTTATCTTCTTCAATTAATGTTTTTAAATTAAGAGAACCAACTTTTTTCACCGTCTTAGACATCTTAACTCCTAACTGAGTCTTTTTGCCTGAAAATCCTTGTCCTACAACTTGTCCTGCTCTACCTCTCATAGAACACATAAGAAGGTTTTTGTATTCTAAATCGTAATTTAATATAGATGCTACTTGGTCACCTATATCATTTACTTCGCATAAAACAAATGCATCATTATAACTTTTCCCTACCTGTTCAATAACATTAGGAAAAAGCATGGGTTTAATCTCATTATTTCTATACTTTGCAACTACTGCATGAGGAAACTCTGTTATATCAATTACTACAAATGCCGAAAAATCTTTTCCTACTCCTCGTGCAACGTCAACTGTTATAACATAATCATGTTCTTTTGCAGGAGCAACATATACATCTAATCCAGCACTTGTTGTTTCAGGTGACTGATAAACCATACTCCTTAATTTGCTTGGAGCAATAAGAGTATCAACAGATCCTAAGAACTCACATTCAAACTCAACCTTAAACTGTTGTTCTGATGTGTTGGCAATAGTTTGTTCTTTCCATACCTCGTCTCTGCCAGGAACTTGACTCCAATGAACATCAGTTGGTACATATTCATTCTTTGCTTTTTCTGCATCGTGCCACATACGGTAGAAATGATTCATACCATGTGGTGTAGAAACTATAATTACTTTTGTATTTTGACCAGAAGTAATAGTAGGATAAACAGAAGCAAAGAAAGAATCAGCGATGTGATTGGGAACAAAAGCAAACTCATCCAAGAAGAGGATGTTGAAAGACATACCCCTAACAGCACTAGCAGAAGTGGAAGCCGCCAAGATTTTACTACCATTTTCTAACTCCAGTGAACCTCTATTCCAGGACAAAACACCTTGCTGCATCCACTTGGGAACATTCTCATATGCAGTTTGCAATCTACCTAATAGTTCCCTTGCAGTTGCTGCTTTGTTAGCAAGAATACCAATATTTACACTATCATTAAAAAGAAGATAATGTAAAAGATATGATATAACAGTTGTGGATTTACCTGTCTGACGAGGCATCTTACAAATATTAAATCTATTATCGTGGAAATTATTGATTAATTCTTGCTGAAAATCATATGGTTGAAATGGCATCAAACCATGATCAAGAGTAACGATCTTTACATGCTTTTGAGCAAAGTAAACTGGATCATTCTTACAAGCCATAAACTCAAGAATTTGTTCCTGAGTAAATTCAATTGCAGTATTTGCCCGTTTGAGATTGGGATTACCAAGATAAATGTCATCAGTCATAATAAAAAATATTAATTATCTGTTCGTGTAAATTAAAGGATCTCCAGTTTCATGATCAGATACATCATAACTAAAAACTTTTGCATTAGGATAAACCTTATTTAATTCAACTTGAATATCTCTTCTTGATGGAATCTTTATTTGAGGGAAAAACATTTTAATCATATATTTTTTTCCTCTCCAACCAAAAAGAATACTCATAACAACCCCGACCTTCCTATTAAGGATTGTCTTTGATGCTTCTGAAATGAATTGGTTGAGATCTTTCATGTTTTTATTTATATTTTAACAGCTGAGTATATAACTTTAAAGGTTGTTGAGTTAGTAGATGCAGGATATCCAAGTAATTGTATTGTACCCGAACTAGTTTGTGCAGAGAATGTTGCTATAGCTACTGGTTGATTTAAAGTGCCATATTCTGTCATATATGCAGTAGTTCCGTCATATAGTACATTAATTGATGTTGTATTATAATTAGTTCCTTGTATAACCTGTATTTGATAATTAGCAGACCTATAAATTGATGATGCAATTGATACTAAGGTAGAAATTCCAACACTAGTCGTTGTTGAGATTGTAGAGTCAACAAGTCCAGCACTTAAAAGAAGTGTTTGCTTTGTTACTGGTTGTGTTCCGACAATGTATGGCATCTTAATTAGCAGTTTCTAGGAGACTGAGTATTACTTTTAATGTATTATTCCTTTGAGAAGAAATTTTAATAGAATCACTTGTTTCCATTACCAATTTTCCTGACATTGGAACAAAGGCCTCTGCAAGAGGTACGTTTGCACCTTTAATTATTTCAGTTTCAGTACTAGATCTAATATGCTTCATAGTCACAGTGGAATCTTGTGTTCCAAAGTTAGCAATATGTGCATATAAAATAATAGCAGTATAACCAGTAGGTGCAGTATAAACTGTCTGCTCTGCAGTGGTTATCTGGAAAGTAACTGTTTGAAATTTATTGAGTGCTAACTGAGCCATATTAACTTAATGCCAATATAAATGGTGTCATTTCAGAGAATAAACTTTTGCTAAAAGCTCTTCCACTGATTGTACCTGTGTTCTGGTTGATTTGCAAATCATTACCTATCCTAAAATTACCTGCTTGATCAGTACTTGTGTAAATTACTACACCACCATCGGATGTAATAACTTCATTTTCCTGAACGGTAACCCCACCACGTTTAGGAGTAGCAGATGTAATATTATTACCTGCACCCACATACTCAAAGGTATGTGAACTTGCAATAATTTTACTTTGTTGGAAAAAGTAAACTGTAGATCCTACACCAACCGTATTCAATAAATTAGTATCGAGAGTTAGAGTGGATATTCCAGACACCACTGGGGTTGAACTATTTATTGTGTAATAAATGGAGGATATTGAAGCTGTGGCAGTTGCTGTATTGACACCAACATTTGGTGCAGAAATTGTCACATTTGGCGTTGAAGTATATTGATTACCACTACTAATAATAGTAATAAAAGCAACAGACTCACCTTCTAAAGTTGCAAATGCAGTAGCAGTTTCTCCAGTTGGAGAATTGTCTACTATAACTTCTGGAGTTGATGTATACCCTGTTCCACCTGAACCAACTACAATATTTTGTACCGTTTTATATAGAGTATCAAAATAAGCCACCTGCCCATCATAAGGTCTATCTACATCAACCTTTACAGTTCCACCAGAAACATAGTTATGAATATGCTTAGATACACCCACATTAATTACAAATTTTCTAACAGTAGGAATTTCATCTACCTCAAAAACATAAGGATTTTGATATGGATAAGTTTTAGTTTGACTACCAACAGCACCAACATTAACAGTAATAGTTGTAGCAGATACAGCAGTAATAGCAGTACTTATTCCTGATATAGGATCCGTTGCTCTTGGATATACATGTTCAGTTGCATTACTATCAGCATCACAAGTAAAGGTAAGACCTCCGTTATCAATAGTAATTGTATTGGAAGTAGTAAGACTATGAGATCCAATTCCTATTACCATTACTCCTGTTAATGGATCATATGTTGTACCACTAGATGCAGTATATTTTGTAGAATTATTAGCAGTAATAGCACTTGTAATACCACTTACAAATGTATGTTCTGACCTACCAGCACCACAAGTAACAGCAATACCAGCAAGTGTTACTCCCATTCCAACTGAGAAATTATGATCTGCAGTTGTTGTTACAGTAGCTACACCTGTTTGATGAGTATATTGAAAATTAGATATATTTAAAGTTGGAGTACTTAGATTAACAGCAACATTATCCTGAGATACAGCAGCACTAGAACTAACACTACCTGTAAATTGTAATGCACCAGTTCCACGAGAAACTAATCCTTTTGTTCCAAAACTACAATTACTGTTTGCAAGATCTGCCTGTCCACCAGTATCGCATGAAATTGCTTCATCGCAACATATTGTGAATACAGAAACTAACTGAGCAAATCCACTATTAGTAACAGCAACACCAACTCCACCTTGATTGTATTGAGTGAATGAGTCAACATTCATTGCTTTCAATGATCTTGCTTGTTTTCCATCAACCCGAATACCAACCCCAGTAGTTGTATCACTTGTGCAGTTTTGAATATATGGCCCTTTCCATTTACCACCACCTACATTTTCTGCAATTTCAGTAGTAGGAAATCCAACAGCAGCTGCAGGTGCAGTATGGCCGCTAAATGTCATACTTGCCAACTTACATCCCTTTCTTACATGGAATAAATCTTTATTTGTTGTATTAGGAAGTACTTTTACTGATCTTTGATCATCACCAACAATAGCAACAAATGCAGGGACTTCTATTGGGTTTTGTTCAACATAATTACCAGATAAAACTTTAATTGTTGCTCCTGAATTAGCAACCCCAACTGCTGCTGCAATTGTCAATTTAGCATTATCAATTGATGTTCCATTATTATCATCATCACCATCTTTAGCAACATAGAAAACATTTGGTGCAGAGTTAATACCAGTTGCTGCAGAATTAATAGTAACATTTTGACCAATGTTTACCGTTGCATTGGTAATCGTAACAATACCAACACTAATTTCTTCTGCTGAACCGTCAATAGTAATTGAAGATCTACCAACAGTAAGAATACCAAGTACCCTTGCATCACCATCAACAATTAGAGTAGTATTACCAGTTCCAACAAATACAGTTCCTACTCCACTAGTATCACCTATAGTAGTAACACCAGATAACCTAGCATTACGTAAAATATTTAAATCCTTTCTACCCGTAATAATACCAATAGAATCAACATTAGTAACATCCTGCTTGGTTATAGTACCAGCTACAGATATATTTCCTGTTATTTCAGCATCACCAAATACATATAATGCACTATCAGATCTAGCAGTAGAACCAATTCCTACATTTTTAACAGTATTGATACCAACAGAATCTACTGCCCAAGTTCCAGCAGATCCAACAGCACCTCCTGAAAACTCAACCCATTTAGCATTAGAGCGAACATATTCTTGTCCATCATATGGAGCATCTTCTATACCACCGCCACCAAATGATGCTAATTGTTGCTGAACTCTATTAACAAATAATCTATAGTTCTCTTGAAGTTTTTCAAAGGTTACAAATTTCTGATCTAATGGTGTTAATGGGTCAGAATTATCTTCATTGGGTGGTATACTTAAAGTATTTTCATTAAGAACTTCTTCATTTAATTTTTCAAAAGTTTCTTCAAGTTTTTCAATTTTACTTTGAAGACTTTGATTCTTCTCTTCAAATGATGAATATATCTTCTTTATTTCACTATCATAAGATTTTGCTTCGGGTATCTTTATAGATGAAACTTTTTTAAATAAACCTACAATTTCTTTATTGAGGCCTTTAATTTCTTCGTCATAATATTTTACTTCTGGAACTGTTGGTACAGACTCTTCTACATTTAATATCTTATCTTTTAATTCTTGAATATCAGTATCATAATACTTTATCTCAGGTATTGTAGGAATCTTATTTGATAGTTTTTCAATTAAATCCTTTACTTCATTAATATCAGTATCATAATGCTTTATCTCAGGTAAATTAGAAATTGAAGATTCAATATTCTTAATCTGAGATTCGACACTAGAAATTTCTTCATCATAATACTTTATTTCAGGTATTTCTGGAACTGTTGGAATATCTTCTCTTACTCCTTCAATTAGATCTAATATTAAATTTAATTCTTTTTCATAATATCTTACTTCAGGTACTTCTGGAATACTTCCCTTTACTTGCTCTATTAATCCTTTTATTTCATCTATCTGATCATCATATAAAACAGGCTCTGGAATAGTAGGAATCGCAGAACGAACTAATTCAATTCTTTCTTTTAATGCCGAAAGATTTGAATTTATATTTGATGGATCAAATTGTTCTGGTATGTTTCTTTCTACTTCCTTTATATCAGAACGAAGTATTGCAATATCACCATCATAACTTACCTTATCAGCAACATTATCTATTCTTTCTTTTAAACTTTCTAATGTATTAAAAACTTCAGTTAAATCTGTTTCTTCAGGAATTAATCCTACTACTGACTGTATATCAGACTTAAGTGAATTTATTTCTTCTAGATATGGATCAACTTTTACTTCTTCTTGAATTATTGCAGCAGGTTTTTCTACGACCTTATCTTCACCAAAATGCCTTTTTGGAGCGTCGATTTTCTTATCGTTTAATTTCTGTTCCTCTAATCTTTTTTGAGCCTGTTCTTCTTTCAAAGAATCATTTTTCTTTCTCTTAAAAAAATCCGAGGGATTTCTAATCGACACTAATAACCTCTATCATTTTATATATCTAATGAAATATTTATTTTAGCAAGAAATTACTCTTTTTTCAAGTTTTCTTGTTTGATCATTTTTGCTAGTTCTGCAGTAGATCCAACAAATAATGCATT